CTTTCCTGCCTTATCTGGCTGCCGATCGTGGCGTCGCCGAATGGAGCACTGATGCGCCGGTGGCGGAGAAGCGCCTCACCGTCGAACTGGCCTGGCCCACCGCGCGCCAGGCCGGCACTCGCAAGGCACTGGAAAACGCCGCCAAGGGTTTGCAATTAAGACCCGAGATCCGCGCCTGGTACGAACAGACACCGCCCGGCGTGCCGTACAGTTTTTCTGTGCGTGCCTTCAGCGAACAACCCTATAGCGAAGAAATCGATGCACGTCTCGACCGACGCCTGGCGGATGCCAAGAGCGAACGCGATGTGGTGACGGTCTCCGTTGGCTTGAGCGCTTTCGGCAATCACGTCATCGGCGCCGCGACGTTCTGCGGCGAACTGACCACGGTTTATCCGGTGTTCATCGAAGGGCTTGAAACCTCGGGAGAGGCGTTCATAGCGGCCGGTATGTACACCGTCGAAACATCCACTATTTATCCTCAGGGGGCCTGAATGGCTGACTATTACACCCTGCTCACCAACGCAGGGATTGCCTACGAAACGGCGTGCAAGGCCGCGGGCGTGCCGATCAAGTTGACGCATTTTTCTGTCGGCGACGGCAATGACAAGGTCTACAACCCATCGGCCACCGCAACCGCGCTGGCCCGTGAAGTCTGGCGCGGACCGATCAACGCACTGTTCCAAGATGAGAAAAATCCGAGCTGGCTGCTCGCTGAAGTCACCATTCCGCCGGACGTTGGCGGCTGGTATGTGCGTGAAGCGGGACTGTGGACTGACACAGGCATTCTCTACGCCATCGTTAAATATCCGGAGTCTTTCAAACCGGTGCTGGCGACGTCGGGTTCGGGAAAAGAGTTCTACATTCGCTCGATTTTCGAGACCAGCAATGCCTCGCTGGTGACCTTGTTGATCGATGACACGGTGGTCAAGGCCACGCGTGCCTGGGTCATGAGTTATCTGGCCGAAGAACTCGGCAAGCTCGATGGCAAGCAATCGGTGCGCGTCGCTGCGACTGGCAATGTCGTACTGAAAGGCGCCCAGCAGATCGATGGTGTTGCCGTGGTTGCCGGTGACCGCGTGCTGCTGCCGAGCCAGACCCTGGCCAAGGACAACGGCCTGTGGATCGTTGCCAATAGTGATTGGGTGCGGGCGACCGATGCCAACAGCAGCGCCAAGGTTACCCCGGGCCTGACTGTGATGGTGGAGGAGGGCGTAGCGAATGGAGATTCGCTGTGGCACCTGACTACCAACGCACCGATCAACCTCGGCACCACAGCATTGACGTTCAAGATGCTCGCAGGGCGCACCGGGATTGCTGCCGGTACCTACAAGAGCCTGACGGTTGATGAATATGGCCGCGCGACGGCTGGGGCCAATCCGGAAACGCTGGCTGGGTTTGGCATCAAGGATTCGTACACCAAGGCTGAAGTTGAGGCGTTGATCGCCAAGGCTTCCGCGTTGCCAGTTGGATCGATTGTGGCGTTTCCGGTTGATGCGCCACCGCCGGGTTTTCTGGAGCTGGATAACAGCGTCAAGAGCAGCGCGACTTACCCGGACTTGAGCGCGTATTTGGGTGGCAAGTTCAACAAGGGCGATGAGGGGGTTGGTAATTTCCGGCTGCCGGAAGCGCGTGGGGAGTTTTTGCGGGGCTGGGATCATGGGCGGGGGGTGGATGCTAGCCGGGGAGTCGGCAGTGAGCAGCTCGACTCGCTCCAGAACATCACGGGACAATATGCCGCGAACAATGGTGTTCAACTTGCAGCTGTGGGCACGGTCGGTGGCGCTTTTGGCTCGGCGGCGACCGGTGGGACGCAAATCCCCGGAGGCGGAGCCGCTACCGGCGTCATCAATATGCTCTTCGATGCTTCGAGAGTTGCGCGCACCTCAACCGAAACCCGTCCTCGCAACATTGCCGTCATGTGGTGCATCAAAGCCTGGAATGCCCCGGTCAATCAGGGAGCCATCGATGTAGCCGCGCTGGCCAAGGAAGTTGAACGGCTGAAGTCAGCCGTCCCAGTGGGTGCTGTTCTGGCATTCCCGACGGGTATCGTCGCTCCCGGTTATCTGGAACTGGATGGCAGTGTGCAGAGCATTGCGACCTATCCTGATCTAGCCGCTTTTCTCGGCACAACTTACAACAAGGGTGACGAGGGCGCGGGCAATTTCCGCTTGCCGGAATCTCGCGGCGAGTTTCTGCGTGGCTGGGATCATGGCCGCGGAGTGGATGCTGGCCGAGCGATTGGCAAATATCAAGCGGAGTCCTTTGCAGCGCATAACCATCGTTATTTTGATGGCACTGCTGCGACTTTCGACCCCGCAGGCAATTGGCAGGGGGGGACTATCAATGGCGGGACAGCGAGTATTTCGGCTGGTGCATTCCTTTCGCCGATAGATAACGGAACCACCATGCAGATGGTGAACGCCCCGAACACGGTCAACACCGGCGGCGCTGAAACTCGCCCTCGCAATCTCGCTGTCATGTGGTGTATCAAAGCTTGGAACGCTCCTGTCAATCAGGGAGGTATTGATATCGCTGCGCTCTCTGAACAGTTGCAGCAGCTTTCTTTGAATGGACCCATTGCAGGAGACATTCGAAACGTTCGGGTTTCGATTCCGGTTGCGGCTTCTACCGCGATGTTTACAGCTTCCGATGTAGTTCTGGGAGATACGAACGGGAAAAGGATTGTTCTCACCAGCTTCAACCAAAGCATCAACCTGTCGGCTGCGGTTAAGGGCTTGGGAGCGATGGCTGCAGGCGCTGCGCCGGTCAATGGGTTTGTTGCGGTGTATGCACTTTACAATCCAGCCACTAAATCCCTCGGCGTTATTGCTGTCAATTGCACTACTTCAATCGCTCCGAAACTGCTGACTGATTTTGCTCCGGACGGATATACGTTTTCCGCGCTCGTCAGCATTCTGCCGACTAATGCCAGTGCCCAATTTGCTGTCGCTGAACAAGTTGATCGGCAGGTTTTTTATGGCACACAAGTGTTGTCGACAACGGCTCCCGTTCTGACGCTCACAGGCTTATCAATCTTTGCAGCTGTCCCAATGAATGCCAAATCGGTTTCGGGAAACTTTCAAGGAACGGTATCCGCCAATGGTTACAGCATGGCGCTTGCCGGTTCACCCGCTGCCATAGGTCTTCAAACCTTTATCGTAAACTTTTCAGGAGCAGGCGGCGGTTCATTTCTGAATGTTCCCCTGTTGTCGCCGCAAACGCTGTTTTATCGCCTCTCCAGCGCCGGAACCTTCAGTGCTTTTGCGATCACGACAAACAGTTACAAATTTTGATGGGTAACCATTAAAAAAATACGCAGGAAGGTCATGTTTGCGGAGACCTGAGGCGGGCGATGCAGTGATGACATGCTCGCTCCGGACTGTCTGCGCTCGACACCGCCCGCGCCGATCACGGCGCATCAATAAACGCACCACACAGTGGGCGTTTTCATATCTGGCCGCCCAAGCAGGCGATCTAGAAAGTTCAAACATCAAACAAGGAAGAACCCATGTTTTATTCACCATCGATGCAAGGTTTCTACGATCCTTCCATTCATATGGAAATACCAAGCGATGCCGTTGAGATTTCTCGCGAATATTGGCTTGAGCTATTGAACGGTCTGTCTCTTGGCAAAATGATCGTCATGAACGAAGAGGGCTATCCGGTGCTGGCTGATCGACCGGGGCCAACACCTGAAGAGCTGGAGGGCTATGAGCGCTCCTGGCGCAACATGCAGATTGCAGCCACCGACAGCGTTGTAACTCGCTACCGTGACGAAATCGAGCGTTGGCCGACCCTGTTGACTCCAGCGCAATACATTGAGCTGCAAACCTATCGTCACGACTTGCGTATCTGGCCGGCCGGTGGCGAATTGCCGTTGAGCGAACACCGGCCGGTTGCGCCGACATGGCTCGCCGGCCTGCCGCAATAAGAAGCGCCCCGCATCGTCGGGGCGTTTTGTTATCGGCTGATCATCTACCTGGCCCCTTCCATGAAGGGGCTTTTTCGTCTCTGGAGCAACTACACATGGCAACCCGCCAAACCTACACCGTGCTCGTCCCATTCCCCACCGGCGGTGGGCACTGGTCGAGCGTTGGTCAAGAACTCGATCTGCTCGATGTCGAGGCCAGTGCCTTGCACTTCGCCGGTCGACTGGAACTGAAAACTCCAACCACCCAGGCCAAAAAGGCCGCTGCCAAGAAGGCTGACTGAACATGGCTGAGGTTCTGAACTTCGAGCACAACGGCATTACCGTCAATGCCACTGAATCCCCCGAGGCCATGGGTGGCCTGGGTGACAACGTCATCGGGCTGGTCGGCACTGCGCCGAAAGCCGATCCGCTGATTCCGCGAAACGCGCCGTTTCGCATCAACAGCTTCACCACCCATGCGCTGCTCGATCCGACTGGGTCGGAAGAGGGCACGCTGTACCACGCGGTTTACCAGATCCTCAAAGTGGTCAAGGTGCCGGTGTACGTAGTCATCGTCGAAGCAGGCGCGACGCCGGCCGACACGGTCAACAATGTGATCGGCGGTGTCGAGCCGGCCACTGGCCGCAAGCTCGGTCTGGCGGCGCTGGGCAGTGTCCCGGAAGACCTGACCATCATCGGCGCGCCGGGCTTTACCGGCAGCAAAGCGGTGGCCGGTGAGTTCGCCGCGTTCGGCAAGCGCATCAAGGCCCGTGTGGTGCTGGACGGCAAGGATGTGTCGGTGGCCGATCAGGTGATGTACAGCCAGGAACTCGGCGGCGCCGAGCTCGGTTTCGACCGTTGCCTGGTGGTGCACAACATGCCCGCCGTGTATTCGAAAGCGGCGAAGAAAAACGTCTTCCTGTCGCCGTCCAGTCTGGCGATTGCCGCGCTGGCCAAGGTCAAGCAGTGGGAGAGCCCGGGCAACCAGGTGACCTACGCCGAAGACGTCTCGCGCGTCGTCGAATACAACATTCTCGACACGTCCACCGAAGGCGATCTGCTCAACCGTTACGGCGTCAGCTACTACGCCCGCACCGTGCTCGGCGGCTTCTCGCTGCTGGGTAACCGCTCGATCACCGGCAAGTTCATCAGCTACGTCGGCCTCGAAGATGCGATCAGCCGCAAGCTGGTCAAGGCCGGCCAGAAAGCCATGGCCAAGAACCTCACCAAATCCTTCATGGATCAGGAGGTCAAGCGCATCAACGACTGGCTGCAAACCCTGGTCGCCGACGAAACCATTCCCGGCGGCAGCGTGTATCTGCACCCGGAACTCAACAGCGTCGAGAAGTACAAGAACGGCACCTGGTACGTGGCCATCGACTACGGCCGCTACGCGCCGAACGAACACATGGTTTATCAACTCAACGCCCGCGATGAAATCATCGAGCAGTTCCTGGAGGACGTTCTCTAATGTTTACCAACCGCGTAAGACAGGCCATCGCGGCCACCCTGCAAGGCCTGCCGTTGTCGGCGACCGTTGAGGAATTCACCCCGCCGAAAATCGAATTCGACATGGAAGAGATGCGCGGCGGACGCTTCATCGTCGAAGAAATGGCCAAGGGCGGCAAAGCGCTCAGCGCCAAGCTGACCCTGCAAGGCCTCGGCGCCGAAGTATTGCTGGCGCTGGGCGTGAAGCTCGGCGACGACATCCTGCTGAACGTGCGTGAAGCCGGTCAGGATCAGGACGGCAACACCTGGTTCACCTACCACACCGTCGGCGGCCAGTTGAAATCCCTTGAGGAAACCGCAGTGAAAATGGGCGAGAAGCCCAAGACCAACCTGGAACTGTCCTGCCGCACCTACAACCGCCTGGAAAACGGCGTGCCGGTGATCGACATCGACGTGCGCACGCAGAAGTTCGTCCTCAACGGCGTCGACATCCTCGGTGATGCACGGCGTGCGGTGTTGATGCCGTAACCCCGGCAGCACACCACACACACACAAAACCTGTGGGAGCGGGCTTGCCCGCGATAGCGATGGGTCAATCAACTCAATGTTGGAAGTGCCGACCTCATCGCGGGTAAGCCCGCTCCCACAAGGGATTCCAAAATTCCCAAAGAATCACCAAGGAATTCATCCATGTCCTGGACTCCTCCCCAGCACGAGCTGCTGTCGCCGATCACTGGCGACGACGGTTCGCAAATCGCAACCCTACAGCTCAAACCGCTGTTCTACGCCGCACAGAAAGAAGCGCTGGAACGCGCCGGCGATGACGAAGACGATCAGTTCTTCGAGCTGGCGCTGCTCGCCACCGGCCTGTCGGTCAAGGAACTCGATCAGCTCAAGCGCCCGGACTACGTGAGCATCGCCCAGTACGTCCATGAGATGTCGACCCGGCCGAGTTCGTACTTTCTCGACCAGATCGAGGACGCGGAGAAATCCAACGATCCCGACCAGGTGCAATTGCTGCAGCCGCTCGCCGTAACCGGCCGCACCGTCGACTCGCTGAGCCTGGAAATGCCCGTGCTGCGCGCAACCAAAGTGATGAAGAAACTGAAAACGGCCAAGGAACGCGCCGAATTCATCACTGCCCACTGCACGGGCCTGATGATCCCCGATCTGGCCCAGCTGACCGTCCCCGACTGGACGCAATTGCAGGTGCGCATCGACGATTTTTTAAACCAGCCGGCGGCCTACTTTCGGAACGCGAC